GTAGTTTTCAAGCGGGCCGTCCCTGCCGTCCGGCTGTGCTTCTTGGCCGTCAGCGGCGACCGGCAGGCCGGTTCGTTGTAGTCTGTAGCCTTTAGGCATAGGATAGTCTTATAGAAACTGGTTAGGGGCGCGTTTTTAACCTTCGCCGTTTGTTTCAGTGCTTCGACTGTGCATCGACGGGTTTATACGTATCCCACTGTTGTAGCTAAATGCAATGGCCGAATTTCACGACGCGAACGAAGGCGACCGAATCACAGTCGAATACGAATCGCCGGAACACGCCGATCGGCAAACTGTTGAAGGGGAAGTCGTCTACGTTGACGTTAACGCGAACGACCTGGTTATGCACACCTGGTTTGTAGACGACGATGGATACCTGTACCGCGTCGGCAAAAACCGAATCAGCCGCGCGCACGACCAATACGCCGTCCAAGAAGCCGCGCAAAAGTTGGCCGACTTTGACAAGGCGGACATTCCCGACACGCTAATGCGCCTGGATGGGTTGACCGAAGCCGGCCAGCAAACCAGTGCGGTAGAAGTCCTTTCGATCGCTAACGGTCCGGTGTACGAATCGGACGACTACGACGGCATGAACGACTACGAACTACAAGCCGCCGCGCTACAAGAAGCGCGCGACGGTGTGCTTTCCGACGGCTTCAACGCGCTGTTAGAACGACAAGAACAGGTCCATTCGAACTTTATTCGCGCACAGGCATACGGGAACAGCGAACAGAAAAAAGACGAACTGCGTATCAGGTCCGACCGGCTTCGCACGGGGCTGAAACACGCCATGGATAAGGCCGACTAACAGCGGTTAACGACAGCTTTTTATTCGCGGTCGCCGTCGTGGAAAGTGTGATCTACGACCGCGACGAACTGAAAGAATTGGACGACCACGACTTAGCCGCCGCCGCGTACCAAGAAGCGCGGGAAGGACAGCAGGGGGAAGCGTTCGACGTAATGGTAAAGCGCCAAAAGTCCCTGCATGACCGGCTGTTTCGCATGAAAGCAAACAACTACAGCCAGTTTTCACGCGACGCACTACGAACGCGCGCCGTTTTGCTGTTGCATACAACGACCATGGCGATAGAAATGGCGGACGAACACGCTGAAGAAAACGAAAACGGCAATGACTGATAACAAGTCGAACCCCCTGATAGCGCTACAGAACGATCCGGCGATCAAAGCGGTCGCGGCTACGAACGCCGGTGAAATCGTAGCGACGCTTTCGGTCGAAACGCGCGACTACGAACAGGCAGGCGCTAAGATCGCCGAACGGGTAGACGTAGAACTGGTTTTTGGCGGGGCTACCGAACGCGGCCAGCTTTACTTTCGCCCGCGCCCATGGTAATACGACAGGTTTATACGTATGCCACTGTTCTACCTAAATGCGAAGGCCGAAAGAACCTTCGTACAAACCATGAACGCAACGCAAACCGCCGTCGAAGAATTGGAAGCCGATCACAACGTGACTAACGTGTTCGTTACCCCTGCCGGTGAAATCAGGGTCGAAACGAACGTTACGACCGCCGAACCCGAAACCGTCGGCGAATCCTTGGCCCGCTGGATCGACGCGGACGTTAGCTTTTCCCGCGCGTCGGCTTCGGGGCGACTGTACTTCAGGGTCAACGCATGAACAACGAACTAACGCGCGCCGCTGAAGCCGTCGAAGCTGTCCGAAACGACCCGGACGTTTACACCGCCTACGTTATGCCTGGCGGTGAAATAGAAGCTGTGGTCAAAGCGTCAACTGGTACGTACCGCGAAAAAGGCGAAGCGATCGCCGCGCGCCTTGATCCAGTTGACTTTTCGCGTGTGAACCGGCACGGACGACTGTACTTCAGCGTCTAAGCGCCGCGCGCTTAGTAATTATCCATATAGCTGTCAAATTCATCGGCGAAGCCCTTAGCGGCTTCCCGGCCGGCTTCCCTGCTGTCCGCGTTGATAGTGGGGTTCATGTTATATTCTACCACGTTGACAGTGCCGCCGCCTGCCGCCGCTGAAGCCGCCGCGCCAGGTGCTTTGTCAGCCATGCGCGCCAGCTTATCCATTTCGTTCGCGGTCGTTTTCTTCGCGTCGCGCATGGTCTTTTCGATCGGGCTTTCCATATCCCACTTGGCTAAGTAGTCGTTGACTTCCGTTATGGTATCAGGAATGATCGAATTGCCGACTACCGTATCTTGGAAGCTTTCAAACGGTTTCTTGGCCGCGTCAACCGCGCCCTGTACCTTGGACTTCAAATCTTCTTTCAGGCCATTCAGCGCGTTCACCGCTTTCTTTTTCAGCTTTTTCATCTGTTCCTTGGCCTGTTTTTTGAGCTTCTTGAACTTACGAACAACCAAGTTACGGGTTTCATCGGCGATCTTTTTCAGCCGGCGCTTGATCGAATCGTATATCTTGATCAAGCGCTCCTTCATGGTTTTCATGGCCTTCGCTACCAGTTCCCGCAGTTTGCTAAACGCCTGGCTAACCCTATCTTTTGCCGCTTGTGCCGCCGTAATTATCTGTTCCTTGGCGGTCTGAATCGCCGTGACAGCTTTTTCTTTCGCCGTCTGTGCGGCTGTAACGACGTTATCCTTCAGCGTTTGGAAGGCCGTGCTTACTTTGTCCTTGGCGTTTTGTGCCGCCGTCAGCACTTTGTCTTTTGCCGTCTGATAGGCCGTAATAGCCTTGTCCTTGGCGGTTTGTGCCGCAGTAGTTACCAGGTCCTTCAGCTCTTGGAAGCGGCTTGAAACTTGGTCTTTGATCGTCTGTGCCGCGTTCTGTAGCTTCGACCGGATGTTTTCGAACGCAGTGATCGCCTTTTGCTTCAGCGTATCGAACGCGGTAAGTACCAGTTCCTTCGTCCGCGTAGCCGCGTCGGACACGCGCTGTTTCAGCGTGTTAAATGCGGACACGGCGCGCTGTCGGGCGTTATCAATCGCCGTGCGAATCAGCGACTTCAACTGCTGAAACGCCTGGCTAACGCGCGCTTTAATCCGCGTCGCCGCGTTCGTAAGTTTCTGTTTTATGCTGTTGAACGTGTTAATCAGACGGCCCTTCAGCCGGTCGAACGCTTTTTGCACAAGCGCTTTCGTTCGCGTCGCCGCGTTAGACACTTTTTGCTTCAGCGCGTTAAACGCCGTAACAGCGCGCGACCGCGCGTTATCAATCGCGGTCTGAATCAGCGACTTCAGTTTTTGGAAGGCCTGGCTAACGCGGGCTTTGATTCGGGTCGCCGCGTTCTGCAATTTTTGCTTGATCGCATTGAACGCGGTGATCACGCGACCCTTTAGCGTGTTAAACGCCTTGATAACGCGGGCCTTCAGCCGTGTAGCCGCGTTAGACACTTTCTGTTTGATAATGTTGAACGCGCGAATCGCGGCGCGTTTTGCCTTATCAATCGCGCCCTTGATCGCCGAAACCAGTTTGCCACCCCACTTCTTTATGAATTGGACGATAGCGTTGAATATATCCTTAACTATCGAACCAAAGATTAGTTCTTTGCCCCACTGGATGAACTTTTTGACGGCTTTCGAAAGCGCGTCAGCGATAAAGCGAACCAGTTTGCCACCCCACTTGGATACGAAACTAACGATGCCGTTAAGAATCCGCTTCCCAAGATCGATCATGCGGTTTAGGCCACGTTCCCAATTACCGTTCATAAGATCGATCGCGGTCTTAACAATCGTCGCCAGCGTATCGAACGCCGCGCCAAGCACGGACAGCAGGGTATCAGACACGAACGCCGAAACCGCACGGACCTTATCTTGGTGCCGCTGTAAGAACTTGGCGATTTCATTAACAACCGTTAGCACGACATTCGCCAGCGTGCGGAACGACGCGCTAACCGCAGTCACAAGCGCCGCGACTACGATCACTATATCCTTCTTGTTATTTTCCCAAAACGTAGACAGCCGGGACAAGAAGGGCTGAATCACGGCTATAACCGTACTTTTCAGCGCCTTAAACGTGTTAACTATCGTCGTCTTAGCCAGTTCGATCGTAGACGCCCACTTTTTCCCTTCAGTTTGCCAGGCCAAATTAACCGCTTGGCCGATAGCGTTTACCGCCTGTTTGAAACTTTGCTTGGCGCTTTCGAAAGTCTGTTTTATCCCATCGATTATCTGCTGTGTGGTCGGAACCAGGGGCTTTAGCTTGTTATTCCAAAACTGGTTTATCCCGTTAAGGGTCTGTCGGACGACGTTTTTAATTTCGCCCATATCGCCGTTGAACAGCGACTTTATAGCCGACAGAACGGTTTGCGTTTTGCCCTGGATGTTACCCAAGTTCTTTTGCCAGGCGACCCACAGGCCAGCGATCGCCGCGACCGCTAACCCGATGGGATTCGTTAACAGGCCGATCGCCGAACCAAGCGACCCGAACCGCGTGATTAGCGGGCCGATTCGCGCAAGAAGCGACCCGATAGACCCGGTTAGGCGCTTCCCGATGAACGTCGCCAGGCGTTGCATCGGCCCGATTATCCGCGACGCGGCCGAACGCACGCGCGTCAATTGGGGAACGAACGCCGCCGCCATGTTCTTAGCCGTCCGCAGTCCGACTAACAGGACGTTCTTGAACACGCCGCCGGCAGTGCGGGCCTTCCCGACAAGTCCGCCCACGAAGCCAGTGACCCGGCTTACAACGCTACCAAGCTTGGACGACGCGGACTGTGCCGCTTTCGTTTTCCCGGCCCACGAACCCAAGCTTTTCGTGCCGGACTTCAGCGACCCGACAAAGCGACCGCCGAACACCGGGACAAGCGTGGAAGCGACAAACGACCCGATGCTTTTCGCGGCCGGCAGTGCGCCGCCTGTAATGCCCGTCGCCAGGCTACTAAGCGCCCCGGTCACTGTGCCGGTTTTCACCGCCCACGTCGCCAGGACAGCGCCAAGCGCGCCGACTGCGGCCTTGTACGGTGTGATCGACGTGCTAACTTGATCGATCGCCGCGCTAACGTCCGTCCCGTGCGTGCGCCAAAGCTGTGTCGCGCTTTGTAAGATGTTCGTGACTGTCGTTAGAACAGTCGAAACCGCGTTACGAATCGTAGATACGACCGTCTGATACGGTTGCTGTACCGCCTGTTTCGTATCGACACCGTGTTTATTCCACGCGCTTGTCAGCGCGTTCAAGGCGTTCGTAACCGGCGGTCGGATCGCCTGGATAGTGCTTAGGACGGTTGCTTTTACGCTGTTGTACGCCCCGCGCGCACTGCCGATCAACGCCTGGCCGTGTGCGTCCCAAGCCTGTGTGATACCTGTTAACGCGGCCGAAACGATAGCGCCAAGTCCGCCGACTACCGTTCTGATTATATTCGTAACGGTCGAAAACGTGTTACGAACGGTTTGGATTATTTGATCGCCATTCGCACGCCAGTAGTCAGCGAACGCAGTCAAATACTGGCGCGCCGTCTGAAACGCGCCTTTTATCCGCGACCCGATAGCGGTCTGTAGCGTCTGTACCAAACTGGCCGTCCGCTGTTCGACGCCGGACGACATACCGCCGAACGCCGATCGGAAGTCAGACAGTACCATAGACGCGACCGAAAACGCCTGTTGCATGGTCGCGGTGAACTGGCTTTCTATGATGCTAACAAGGCCCATGGTCGCCGTGCGTATGCCGGCGAAATTGCTATTCCACGCCGAACCAAGGCCAGCGACCGCCGCCGCGACAGCCGTTACAGGCGCGGCCAGCGCCGCCACAGCGCTACCGAACGCGACGACGCCCGTCGCTACCATCGTACCCGAAAGCGCTGTTACAGCCGCCGTCAGCCCGGCTATCGCGCCGGTCACAAGTATCACCGCGCCCGGCACGCCGTTCATGGCCGAATTGAAATTAGCAAAGGCATCAATGCCGGACTTAACCGCGCCAAGCACGCCTTTGACCGCGGGCAGGAACACCGACCCAGTTTGCTGTCCGACCGTTGTGATCGTATTCTTCAATAGCTGAAGCTGTGCTTTCGCGGTATCAGCCTGGATCGCAAATTCCCGCTGTAGGCTTGTGCCTTCTTCGAACGACGAATTTGCGGTTTTCATGGCGCTGTTTACGCCGTCTAAGTTTTGACCAAGCTTCGATAGGGTTTGGCGGCTGTATGTGGAAAAGACCTTCCGAAGATTGTTACCCTTTTCAGTATTATTAGCCATTTCCTTAGCCATTAACTTGAAAAGGCCGGTCGGGTCGTTCTTCCGCATACTTTTAAATTCGCTAACGTTCATACCAAGCGCGTTAGCAAATTTTTCGACCTTTTTCGGGTTCTGAAGTTCTTGGGACACGCGCCGAAGCCCGCTACCAGCGCGCCGCGCTGAATTAGACACTTCATTCATAGCGCCGGACAGCCCGACGATTTCTGTAGTCGATAGCCCAAGCTGTGTCAACGAACTGCTGGCCTTTAGCATCGTCTGTGTGATTTCAGACGACGAAGCGGCGGCATTATTCGAAAGTTCGTTGATAGACGACCCAAGGTTTTCCATCTTGGGGATGGGCGTTTCTGTAAGTGTCGCCAGTTTTGCGAAACTTTTACCCGCCTTTTGTGCAGAAAGATCGGTAGCGGTAGCCATTTTTCCAACTACGCGGGTAAAATTTTCAATATTGTCCGCGCCTTCTATTCCGAAACGCCCCGCCTGTTCTGTCAAACTTGCCAATTCAGCAGTTGTTAGGGGAATTTCTTGTGCCATTTGCTGAATTTGGCCGGTAAGTTTAGAAGCGGTCGCTTCTGAAGTCACTTTTTGGACTTCCGCCATTTTTGCTTCGAAATCTGCGGCGGCCTGTGTCGCCTTTGCTATGCCGCCGGCAGAAACAGCCGCCATAGCGCCGCCTAAACCTACTGTCGCGGCCTTAAAACTTTTCGAAGCGCTGGCCGCTTGTGCAAATTCCGAAGCCACAGCTTCGCCGCCGGACGCTGTAAGGCGCGTTTCTATGGTATTTGCACCGCCGGAACCGCCGAACATAAGAAGCTATGACTAACTGGCTATCCGGCGCAAATAAAAAGTCGGACAAGCGCGCGGCGCTGTAGACAGTTACGCAAACTGATAAGCGCGACAAGCGCGCGGCTAACAACCAGCGCTAACCAGTGTCGGAAAAGTGATACAGCCTTTCGAAACGGCGCTGAAATGACCGCGAAAACTGGCGGTCGCTACAACCCCCCGATTTGAAATCGGCCGGTAGAGACGAATCTGATCCTAAATCACATTTCAGTCCCTTCTACAATAGGGGCCGGTTTCAGCCCCCGCTGTCAGCGGGACGTGTAACGATCACACGGGCGATAATAATTCCCGCGCTGATTTTAATACTGCGTATCAGTATTCGAACACGCCAGGTTTATACAAGCGCCGCGCCATGGTAAACCATGGCCGAAGCCGAAGGCAACTTACGACCGACGCCGAATGGCACGCACGACGATGCCCCGTCAGACCTTCC